CTAGAATCTTAAAATACAATTTTGAGATATGGACTAACGGGATACATAGGAGTTAAAATTCATTACAAACTACAGAAACTATTTTACTATGTGTGAAATTAAATTGGAATCGACTATTTTTCTGAACGATTATCTTGGGATGCTGGTCCCATACTTTATTGGTTGGATGGTGGCGCTTGAGACTCACATGATGCCTGAAGGCATGATAATTCAGATTCGTGAACGCCCAGTGTTCATTGAATTGGACCTATTGTTCACCTATCTGCAACTTCATGTTTATTTTTGCTTCATGGTTGTGGCTGCTAAGGCATTTGGCGTAAAATTTGTCTATACGGAGCCCCAGCATAAGCTCAAGCGGAAACCCTTTAAAGATATTATGGATAAGTTCATTTTTGATACAAGACTATATTACATAGGTATCGTTGGGACTTTTGGACCAATGATCAGGAATGTTTTACACCCATACGATTTCTTTATGGACTCTCTGATGCGTAAGTACTGTGATGAGGAGCGCATTGAGGCCGTCGAAACGTATGTAAGAACTAATTCTACATTGCAGATGCGACTTAACCAAGCTGACAAGTTTGGGAGTGACACTAGATACGATGCGGCGACGCTTCACATGATGGCTGACATTATTGATGAATTCGCTCGGGACGTATGTGGAGGCGCTGGTTTTCAGGCGTTCGCATCTCGCGTAAAAAGTTCCACTGAGGGAGACTTCGAATCAGTGACCTTTGACAACACCACCGCGGCAGGTTTTCCATACCGAAGCGGAGTCAAGAAAGGTGATGTCGCTGACGAAGCAAAGGAGAAGGCAAGCAGAATGCTGCATAACGATTCAGACTTCACTTCGTATATGAGTCAGCACGTCTGGTATACCACTGGACGTGCCAAACTCCAAGAGAAGGGAGCCGATCCGTCTGCCAGGATCGTATGTTATCCAGGTTTTGCCGGAATGCTTATCTCCTGTTTGTATTTTCAGGTGTGGCAGAGAATGATAGAGACATATGACTGGTGTGCGGTTGGTATGTCATGGACTGATGGAGGCGCAAGGAAGTTTGCCGAATATTTTGATGACAGGCAAGGTAATGCCATTAGCGGTCATGAATATGTTTCGCTGGACATAAGCTCATTTGACACAAGCCTTGGAAGCAGTTTCATGGCACTTATGCGTGGGTTTCATGTCACCATCCTGGAGAGATGCGGTGTCAGAGACTCATATATTGGACGGTTTTTAACATTGATGAATGATATGATATTTGGCACTATCGTTTTTCCTCTTGGATACGCTTTTAAGACTGCGTGTGGTATGAAAAGCGGGTGGCCTGACACTTCACATGGTGACACTTTATTTCATTATGTTGTTGTCAAGATGATAGAGCGTGTATACGGCATTAAAATTAAGTTTAAATTGTACGGTGATGACAATTTTATGCTTGTCCCTGAGTGGCTTACTAACGATAAGATCGTTGACATTTATATGAGATGTGGCTTCACCATTAAGACGATTAAAAGGTCTAAAAAACTTTTTGATCTTGATTTTTTGTCAAAAAGGGTCTTATATGATGATGGCTATTATTACATTTACCGGGACAGCGTTGAGACTTTTTCAAGATTACTTATGCCTGAGGAGAATGATCCTGCAAATCGTGAGGTGCCTGATGAGATATCGGCTGCTGAACGTCTTGTGGGGCATTTATTGGACAACCCTTTTAACACGCATGTGCGCGGCAAGCTGTATAAGATGTTGGCACATTTGCGCGACCATTATAAGGTGTATGAGATTGACGTGTCTGAGTTTATGCGGAAGAATATGCGATGGCGAAATATCGATATTCAACGTATAACGCATATACCCATTATTCCTAGCATGACCTTCATAAATGAGCTGTATGGAGTAGCTGAGAGGCGATTGAGTTTTGATTGGCCGGTCTACATTAACCTACCAAGACGTTTTAGTTATTCTGAGCAGAGCGTCAGTGCAATTAGGTTTTATGATGCCCAGATGCTATATAGGCGTGCATGGGGCAGGGTACTTGATCTTAATAAGGTTAATCGGAAGCTGTGTGCAAAGAACACCTCTCCCTATAGGCAAATACCGACTCATTATGGTATCCGCGGCTTTCATGCAGCTAGGTTTGATCACGCTGTGAAGATCTTTGATGTCAAGTTCAAGAAGGTGTTAGACTTTGGCACACATCCAGGGGCATGTGCGCATGCAATGTTACAGAGGAAGGACGTACTAGTTACGGGTGTTTCACTTATCCCTGATAAGGATAAGCGACGTAAGTGCCCTTACGTCCTTAGGGATTCACGTTTTGAGTTTATCGAGAAGGATGTTGACTCGTATGAACCAGATGGATATTACGATTTATTACATGATGATGTAGACGTCGTATCCACACGTGATGTTTATAACAGGTTAGATATTGGCATAAGAGCCATTAGACGAATGATTAAGAATGTAAAGCATACAGACCAAGGATTACTCACTGTTGGTGAAATCAACGATGAGCTACTTGAGGAAGTATACAGATGCTATCGTGCATTTGGACATTTTGATATCATCAAGCCCGCCTACTCTAACCCTTGGAAGCCTGAATATATGTTATATTTTAAAAAATCTAAAAAACCGATCATTCGGAAGACCAATTTTAAACGTG